CCGTGCCGAACAACCCGAGAGGCGACTATTTGCCGACGGAGGAAGTGGCCTACATTGCGGTAGGGACGAACAGCACGTCGCCTGTGAATCAGGTCAATTTCGTGATGGCCAAAGTCGGCGTGTGTCTCGCTAATGGAAACAATGAATTTATTTTAAACCCGTCGGAGTTGGCCGTCACGCCAACTTTAAGTCAGGTGCTGACCAGCGGGAGTGCGGCCGGAAGTCAGCCCATTTCAGGGGTGACGACCCTGACGGCGACGGCGCTCAGCGCGCCCACCCTGGATGCCAGCGCTGCATTGAACGTCGGCGCGACGACGGCGCTCGGGGTCAACGTGGGGCGCTCGGGACAGACCACAGACCTCGTGGGCAATGTGCGGGTAAACGGCTCGAGCGGCACGAGCGGTTATGTGCTCACCAGCACGGGGGTGAGCACGGCGCCCACGTGGCAGGCCGTTTCGGGTGGTTCAGTATTGCCTACAATCCAGCAAGGCCCAACTTTTATTAGCAGCGGGTTTGTCGGTGGCGCTGCTCGGTTCGTGTATGATAATGCGACTTTTCAAAACGTGGTGGTCACGTCGGTGACGGCTAAATATTTGGTGACGGGTCAAGCGCTCGTGAATTCGTCGGGCGTGACCACAAACTTGTGGGCTAATCTCGGCATACGCACAGGAGGAGGCACACAGACGGACGCAGCTCTAGTACGGTCCGCGTTCAATAACACGTTGATGAGCGTAGCCCCCAACACGACATTCAGCCAAACGAATTCGCTGGCGCAGTGCAGCGTATCCCCTGCTAATCTTTTTCATAAATTACAATTTTCAATCGTTGTGACACCAGGGGCGATTAATACTTTTTCGTTTGCGATTTGGATTGGAACGAGTGGCGGGGGAAGTGGGACGGTTTATACTCTGATAATCGAGCAAATCGCCGCATAATGTCTAAATCTAGTAAAATGGACGCGCCTTTCGATTGCCCTGAAGAAGTTATAAATGCTCTGGGGCGGAGTTTACAACCCCCGAGCCCCTCGACCCTCGACTCGGACGCCTGTAGTTGGACCCCCGACATTGTTAAAATGCTCGAAAACCTGCTCCTAAACTCGAATAATTTTAAAGAGAACCAGCGCAAACACGTGTTTCTGCTCTCGTGGCAACTGAATTTCTTTAAATTGCCCCTGATTATTCTTTCGGCCCTCAATTCCGTCTTTTCGATTGGCTTAAACGCATTTATCGAGCAGCAGACCGTGAGCGTCCTGAACTGCTTGATTTCGCTCTTGATAACGGTCATCGGCTCGGTGGAACTCTATTTAGCCATTCAAAAAAAGCTGGAGACGCGGCTCCAATCCTTCCACCATTTTGAGACCCTCTGCAACAAGATTGCGGCGACGCTGCGGCTGGACGCGGGCAACCGGGCGGGGACGGGACCGGCCTTCCTCCAGGAGGTTTTAAATGACTACAAGGCAGGGCTGGACGCCGTGCTGCTGAACAAGACGCCCTGGGCCGACTTTCTACTCGAAGGCGCGCAAAAAGTCCCGAGGGTCATTTAGTTCCAAAAAGTCCCATTCAATTAAAAAAAAAAAGTTTAAAAAAAAATAGTTGTAGAACGTATAAAATGTCAGGCGGTACCGATTTCTACACTGTGAAAGTAGAAGAGAAAACCATCCATGGGTTGACAGACTCGCTCGGCTTCGCGGTGAAGTCGGGGCCGGCCAACTTGACGATGACGCAGTACCCCTGCCCGTCGCCGTCGAGCTCCGCTTTGAACTTCTCGGTCATCATACCTTCAGAAAATGTCGTAATTGACAGACATTTACAAATCCGGACAGGGCTAACTTTTCAGTTGCGCATCACCGGCGGCGGCCTCGTGGTCGGCTCCACCGTCTTCACCTACGGCCTCGACAACGCCTTCCAAGCCTACCCCTTCGCGTCCTGCGTGAACACGGTCTCCTGCGCGATTAACAACGCGACAGTGAGTACCTCGTTGAAAGATGTCAAGGACATCTGCCTCCGCATGAACGATTCGCGCCTCCAGTACCAGTTCTGCTCGACCACCCCCACCCTCCCGGACCAGGCGTGGTACAACTACTCGGACTCCATCCGCTCCACCTCCTCCCCGCTGGCCTCCTACAACACGGCGTCTTACGACGTCGCCCAGACCCCTCGCGGGGCCTTCCCGGCGGTTATTTCCTGCGTGCGCACTTCGGCGGGCATCCAATCCGAGACCAACATTGTGGCGACTGCGGCCGACACCTTTATCATCACCGTGTCCACCATTGTGACGGAGCCCATCGTCGGTCTCTCCCCGTGGATTTGGAGCGGTCCCTCGGAGGTGCACCAGGGGGGCTTAGTGGGCGTCAATAACATCAACATGCAATACACGATTGACTCCACGCTGGCGCGCATCTGGTCGTCCGCAACGGGGCTCATCACCTCCATCACCCCGGGAATCCAGACTGTCCCCACCGTCGGCCCCTTTGCCGGCCTCGCCGCCTCGTCCCTCCTCTTCTACGCGCCGCTCGCCGTTGGCTCCCTCGCGTCCGGCCTCGGCACCCCCACCCTCCTCTTCAAGCTCATGTCCACCCAGCCCACCTCTGTCATTTCAAGCCGCTGCGTCGTGCCGTACAGCGAGCTCCCGCGCTACATTTTGTCGCAGGTGCCGGTAACCATCGCGGCCAACGCGAGTTCCGTGATGACATCTTCCAGCGTCCAGCTTTCGTCGATTCCCGACAAGATTTTCATCTTTGCCCGCAAGCAAATGGCCCTCCAAAACTGGAACGATTCGGCGAGTTTCGGTGTGATTAAGGGGATTTCAGTCTCGTTTAACAACTCGGCGGGGTTATTGTCAAGCGCCCAGCCCTCGGATTTGTGGAAATTGAGCACTTTGAACGGCTCCACGCAATCGTATGCAGAATTTTCCGGTTATGCCTGGCAGTCCATTTACGGCGCCGGGGGCTACAATGGGTTGGTCGGCACCACGGGCTCAATTCTCGTGCTGGACCCCGCGCTTAACTTCAGTCTCCCGCCGTTTTTGAGTGCATCGTCCCTCGGCGCCTTCTCGCTCCAGGTCCAGGTTCAGGTGGAAAACCAGGCCGACGAGGCGGTGCCCATGGAATTGGTCATTGTTTGCATGAACTCAGGCGTTTTCGTGGTTCAGCAGGGTCTTAGCTCCGTATTCACGGGCTTGCTCACCAAACAAGCCGTTTTGGACGCGAATTCCACCAAGGCGGCGGACACTATCTCGTCCGGCATGATGGCGCGTCTGATGGGCGGTGCGGGTTTTATGGGTGCCCACACGCGAAGACGTAGTATGTCTGCCGAACGCGGTGCCGTCGACCGCAAAGTTGGCGGTGCGTACTCGGCTGCAGGCCGCTCTCGCCTCGATTCCCTCGTTTAAAAACTAAATTTTAGAAATAATTAAATGAATTGCCCTACTTGCTTCGACCAAACTATTCTTAGCACCGAACCCAGCATCGAAATCAAAGCTGGAAATCTTGTTTACATTGTGTCCGGACCCTGCTTAACTATGGCGTACGTGTTGGAACAACTGAAAATTCAAGGTTTCAGACCCCGATTCGAGGCTGCGAATGGCAGATTCGAATTGAAAATCGAATGACAAAAATGACACTTTTAAAAATCTAAAAAAAGTTTTTGTCATCGAGGACGAAGCAGGAAATGATACCACTTGTCTGTTATATTTACTATATTTATTATATAAATGACAGATGACAGAAATGACAGCCACTTCCGCCAGGAGGCTCCAAATAAATTTTTTTGGGGAATATAATAATAATAATAATTTCGGGAACCCCCCCCCTCCCCCCTCCCCGACCTAAATGACAACGTCATTCGTCATTTCGTCACGGGAAGTTGAAAACGACGAGCTGGCCCTTGTCGCGGTAGTACTTGTCCCGGGCGCGCGCGGCCTCTTCTTGCGTGTCGAAACGGCCGAGGTGGACGCGTTTCTCAGCGCTTGCCTTTGCCATCCAGCGGTTTCCGTTTTTTGAAACGCCAATGTAGGTCGAGGCGCAGCCGGCGCGCTTGGGTTGCTTGCGCAGGTTCTCGCTTTTCGTCACGTATTTTAGGTTGGCTGCACGGTTGTCGTTGCGAATGTGGTTGTCGTGGTCCACTTCTTGGCCAGCGGGACACGGACCGAGAAAGGCGGCCGCGACGAGGCGGTGGACGCGGACATGTTTTTCTTTTTCGCCGTAGAGGTTGACGTGGTGGTAACCATCACGGTGAAGGCATGGCGTGAGAATGCGGCCGTACTTGCCGCGCACTTGCCCCAGGTCGCTAACCTTGTATCCGGGAAACCCAACCGCGTCTTTCCAATTTTCCATTTTTTAAAAGTTGTAAACAAATTCAATGATTCCGTTGAATTTATTTTCTTTGGAGAATGAAATGAACGCTTACCAGATGTTCATTAACGACCGCCTTATTGAAATGGATTACCATGACGAGCCCCGCCTCACCAACGTCTCGACAGATTGGGGTGGTCGTCTTAACCCCGCAATTGGTTTTGCCGGCTACCCCGTCGGATATGTGCCCAACCAGCTCGTCGGCGGTGGCCGCATGCGCGACACCATCGTGCCAGGCGCACAGGCCGCGGGCTATCCGTCAGTCGCGATGCTTGCAGCTGAGCCGCAAACGGGCGCCTCCTATCCGGCGATGGAATTGACGCTGGAGTCTGCCCTCCCGTCCCAACTCATGTCCGGCGACGGGCATTTCAAGAAAATGCGCGTCAAAAAGGTCAAGAAAGTCGTTGATAAGGTGGCCAAAGAGGTCGCCGACCAGGCGGAAATCGAACGAATGAACGCGGCGGAGCCCGCCCCGGACATGGTCGGCGAAGGGGTTCGGTCGGGTAAGATTTCGCGGCGCAAGAAAGCAACTAAATGGACGAGTTACGCGGCCGACACGGCGAATAAGGGCTTGGATTTGGCAAAAAAGGCCGCCCCCCTCGTGGCCATGCTTGGCCTCGGGGAAGGCGCTGGCACTTTGCAAGACGTGGGGCGCTTTATTGCACCGGTCGCTAAAGCCGCGCGCAAGAAGGCGATTGAAAAGATTGAGGGCATGGGTCGCCCGCCCTCGGCTCGTGCGGCCGTCGTGAAAGCCATAATGGCCAAGCACGGGCTCGGGATGATTGAGGCCAGCAAATTCGTGAAAGCAAATGGGATTCCGTATTAGAAAAAAAAATATTTTACAACTATAAAATGGTTTTGTATGCCGACTGGGACTCTGAAAATCCAGGAAACTTGCGGAGCATCAGCGAACAGGTGGTCAAAAAGGCTCGGGCTCAGCCGCGCAACAGCGTCGAGGTCAACCGCGGCTCGACACTGTACGAGAGCAAGCACTTCGACGAAGTTTTGAAGCAAGTGGGGGTGATTAACTCAAATTTGGAGGGGATTATTGCCGCGAACGAGGAAGATGCCCGCATTTCACAGCACGACTACGACGAAATCGACAAGGTGGAGCGCGCCGTGGACGCGGGCAGGGAAGGGGGCGACCCCGAGTTGCGCTCGGCCTACAGCGCGGCTTTAAGCGACGCGGAGAGTGACGCAGGGTCGGTGAACACCAATTTATCGGGTGTGGAACGCGCCCGACTAGGTGCCTTAAAAAAGGGTGACCCCTCTCCTGGAGTGTACGAATACGGAGGGCCGACGAGCCGTGTCCTATTCAGCGACGGTGAAATTTCGGTGATGCGGCGAGACCAACTCGAAGCGCAACTGGCCGACATTGACTATTTTGTCAGCGACCGGCAAAGCGTAAACGAGCTGCGAGACGTCTTAATTCGTTCAAAAAAACAACCGATTGCCCTAAAACTTGGAGGTCCGAGTCCTGCAGAGACTGAATTACTTCTTAAGCCGCGCCTGGCCCGCACGGCTTCCACGGCGACCGCGGCGACCGCGGCGACTGAAACCACCCAGCCCCTCTACGGCCAGCCCAGGGAAGAGCCGCGCGCCGAGTTGCCTGGACCTCAGACGCGCCGCCAAGAAGGGTTTGCAAAGGGATTTGCGGAGCTGCCGGAGTACCCCGTAAGCCCTGTTCCTACGCCGGACGTGGTCGACCCTGCCACACTCGCGAGACTTAAACGCCGCGAATCCGAGGTCGAAATCCTCACGGCAAGACAAGCCGTGGAACAGCAATCCGCACTGGCGAGGGAACGAGCTCTTTCGCCGGCGGAAAAGGCGAAACGAGATAAAGAAGATAAGAAAAAGGGCAGGGGGATGGTCGGGGGCGTCGAAGCCGCCGAGCTGAATATCGGCTACATTCACCTGTACAAATCCGTCGTCACCATTCTTTCCGCCGTCGCCAACGCAAACGGGTCCCTGCGCCGCCTCGACATGCGCGCCGTCCCGGAAGCCGACTTTAAAAGCCTGCGGTCCGCCACCCGCCACTTGAACGACCTCACCAAGGCCATCGGCGGCAAGAACAAGCTGACCGCCCGCATTGACGCCCCGCTGAAGAACCTCTACACGGCTCTCATTCAGAAGCTCGTGACCTTCCCCAACGCCGAGCTCGGGGACCTGACGGGCGGGCGGCTCTTCGGCGGGGCTGGTTTTATGCCGGCGCGCACCACGTTTGGGCCGCCGAGTCGATTGGGCGGCGTCTTCGACGAGCTGCCGAGGCGCTTCTACTAGAGGCACCCGCTGATTTCTGAGCGCCGGGTCTTTTAAGACGAACGTTGAGAATACGCCGAATTTTGCAAAATTCGGCAAAAACGGCTCCGCTCATTGGTCGGCTATGGCCGGGTCTTTATTGAATATTGCGCGGCCGGCCGGCCTGCTGTACGTCCCTTAGGGCTTCGGGGGGACAAGCGACTTCGTCGCGCCTCTAACCGCGGTGGAGCTGGATGCCGAACAGGACGATACATTTGCGGAGCTCCTGCAGCGAATATTCCTCGTATTTGGGCCGCACTTCGCGCCCAATTGAGTCATAGTAGTTGGAAATCACCGGGAGGAGCTCGCCGCGCGTCACCTTGATTTTTTTGAGTTGGTCCATATCCATTTTTTATATATGTGTCTTTATTTTTTTTAACATCTAAACGTAGATGTTGAAAGGCAAGGTCAAACTAATCGGCGGGAAGGACCTCCAGGGGCAGAAATACACGCTGCCGATGCCAAAAGACCTGGACGCCCACGTTGCGGACCTGCGGAAGCATACGAAGCTGCTCTGGGTGCGCAAGGGGAACCAGTTGGTGGGGGAGGGCTGCTCGATGGACAAAACGTGTAGCGCCTGCTTCGCCACCCCGCACGAAGGAACATACGCGGTCTTCGAGGAGCAATATGGGCCCCGAAACCGGCGCATGATTCTGGACGATGTCGATTTTTACGACGGCGACAGCATGAAACAGTTGAAGCGTTTGTATAAATATCAGCCGGACAAGCGGCTGGTGGCCTTCTTTAACGGACCCGTGGGCGTCGAAAACAAACGGCTCAACGACGCGATTTTGCTCGCGAAAATAGAAGGTAAACCTCCGCCCAGTAAAGCGAAAGTAAACGAGGCAGCGAAGGCATTTTTGCGTACGTTGGACCTACAATAAGCCCTCCGACCCCCTCCGACCCCCTCCGACCTAGATTTCGAGGTCGGAGGGTCCGATTTTGTTAGTGGGCGCTAGTATTCCTTACCTCTTCTCATGTTAAATTTATTAAAATATATTAATAAGAGAGTAGTCCCTCCGACCCTCCGACCTTTTCCGACTATTCGGTGTAAACGGCCTTTGGATTTTTGTTGGCTTACAAAAACCCCGGAGCCTTTTATAGCCGGAGGGGTTTGGGGGGGTCGGAGGGTCGGAGGTCGGAGGGTCCAGAATAAAATAACAAATATATAAAATGAGTTTGAATACCCTCGGAAAGGGCGTGGCAATTGCAAAATTAGGAAAAGAAATGATTTACGTGTCAGAGCAGCCCCTGGAGGACGGCGTGAGGGTCATGCCCGCTAAAAATGGCGACCACTTTCAACAATATCCGAATAAAAAGTCAGAGCGGGACGTCGTCTTCATTACTGCACCGAGCGGAGCGGGCAAATCCTGGTGGTGTAGGGATTATTTAAAAGTTTACAATAAAATGTACCCGAAGAACAAGGTTTATCTTTTCAGCAGTTTGGAACACGACGACACCCTCGACCCGCTGACATTTATTAAAAGAATAAAAATTAAAAGTCCCCAATTTCTGACGCTTGATTTAAAAGTGGAGGATTTTAAGGACACGTGCGTCCTCTTCGATGATTGCGACTGTATCCGGGATAAGGCCGTGCTCAAGCAGGTGTATTCGATAATGAACATGGTTTTGGAGACGGGGCGCCACGAAAACGTCACGTGTTTGGTGACTTCCCACGCGGCGACAGCCGGTTTGCAGACGAAATGTATATTGCGGGAAGCGAAAAGTTGCGTAATTTTTCCCAAAACTGCCGGAGCGAGGGGGCTCAAGTACTTACTGGAAGGGTATTTTGGGCTTTCGAAAGAGGAAATTGAGCGGGTGAAGAGGGCGCCCGGGCGCTGGGTTTCCATTTTCAGGACGTTCCCGGTCGTTTGTATGTCCCAAAACGAGGTATTCCAGTTGCGGGACTAAAATAAAATAAAACGGAAAAGTATAATGTCTTCGATTTCGGATTCCCAACTGGCCTTTGCCCCGTTCACAAAGGCCTACAACGACACGGGGGCCGACATCGTGGGCGCGCTCAACGTGGGCACGCCCGTTCGTCTGCTGGTGCCGACCGTGACGGCCGGCTGGTACAACTTTGTTTTTTCGGGTCAAATCTCCGCATTGACGAACAACACCCTGACAGGCTTCGCCATTAATCTTTTTTCGGATGCGGGCGGCGTGACGAGGCTTGCTTGTGTGAACATACCCCTTCAGCCTCCTGCGTTCTTGGGCACTGCAACCCGCGTTGAAATGCAAGCCACGGTCTACGTCTCTGACGGCGCCGTGTACACCAATTTTAGGTCGACCGGCAGTGCGTCCACGATTATAAGCCAGGCTTACACGTTTGTGACCGACACGGGCTTTTCCGTCTCGTGGGTGCGCGCTCAAAGGTAGGCGCACGTGACTAATTTGCCTTCGAACCAAGCAAACGGTTTGCCGCAGCCCCAAATCTTCCCTTCCAGCTCGGCGCACTCGGCCTGGGAGAGGTGCGGGTGAATTTGTAGGCCCGTATCTTTGTAAACCCCGCAGCGGAAGACCCCGCAGTTGATGCTGTCGATGGCCAGTCCAATTCCACAGTGGGGGCACACCCCCAACCAGGGAAAAACATTCATTTATTAAGCAGAGCTTTTTACGCGGGGCGTTTATAATTAAAATATATTCTTTTATTTATAATGTCCGCGCTCGGTTCTTCCTCGCTCAGATTCGACCCCTCAGGGTTCCCTTTTCTCCAGAGCACGGGCGCCAACTTTAACCTCACAAGCAACGTGAATTCCCAGCTCATCCCACTCGTCAAGGTGCCCGCCGCCGACATTTACAACATGAACCTGCGGGGCTTCATCAACGGCGGTGGCAACAACCTAACACGCGTTTCTCTAACTCTGTACGCGGACACTGCAGGGACCGAGCTTATATCGAAAGTGACTTGTGTCGTTCCGTTGGGAGCGTTGCAGGGCGACCCGTACCCCATCAACATGAACTTTACATTTGCTCTGCCCGCTAGCGTAGGCGATAATGTGATGCAGGCGATTATTGCAGTGTTTGGCGCGGACACCATCATCTACAACGCAATGCCCAACTCGGTGGTTGCTGGACAGGGGCTCGCCTTTTATTGGCAGAGCGACACTCGCCCGCTGGAAAACACGCGCAGAATCCCCGATTTCATAGCGGAGATGCCTTAACCGCGTGATAGCGCTCGTTGCAGTAGGCGCGCCACGCAGCTGGGTCGCGCCCCTCCCGCTGCTTGCGGCTTGCTTCCAGGTACTTTTCTTTGTTGGCCTGGTAATGGGCTGCTGATTTTGCTTTTGTTGCTTCCTTATTGGCTTGATAACGTGCGACGGCCGTTGTTTTTAGTTCTTCTCTGCGAATAGCTGCCGCCTTTGATTTTTTACTTCCTCGTCCCAGCTTGTTGACACATTCTTCTTGTCGAATGTACATATATTCCACAGCACGAAGCTCTTGTTTATCCGTGTACTCGACAGTCTCTTCGAGTTCAATGTACGCATCGCCCAGCAGCACAATCTGAATCGATGTACAACCTCTCCCATTTTTCGCATCGTCGCGGTGACTTGCCATTCGTTTCGACAATGCCCGCTTGGTGCTCCCGTAATAAACGAGGTCCGGCCGCGACTTGGACCGCACTGAATACACAAAGCCTTTCATTGTTGTGTATTGTTATGTATTGTTTATTATTGTTTTCTATTGAAAATAGATTATCCAGCAGCGATATCGAGATATAAATGAGGCGAATGTATCTGGATATGCTCTAAATCGCCATCCAGATAGCCATAAAGGCAAATATAAGACTGCCATCAAAAGAAATTTATAAATTTGTTTCAATCAAACCTTTAGAATCGTCCAAATCAAGCCCTAGATATGCCTTTGGGGCTATTTGGATTACTTTTCCGTTGAAATATCTCGTTTCTTCTTTAAAAATATCGAGATATTTCAACGGCACTCAACGGAACTTGTGTTTTTAGAACACAACTTCTAAAAAATATGCCGTGCCACTGTGGAGCTCGTCAATGCCAGGACAACACGACGCGTTGCTGCCGCTGCTGCTACAAGCTAAACAAGTTCGGCGAACGCTGTGACCGCTGGGACTGCCCCTGCTGCTACGACGACCCCAAAAAAGACTTTAATCCAGACGTCAACCCGGGCGGCTTCTGCCAGCGCGAGGACGTCACCAATCCGTGCAAGAACAAAGACTGCCTTCCGTGTCAAATGGGTTGCCAGTAGATGGACAGGCCGGTGGTGGCGCCCGCCCCAAAGGGTGGCGGGAAGGTGTTATAAATAGTCGAGCTCGACCCTGACACCACCACACGCATGGTCAGAAGTTCAGCCGATGCGGCCAAATAAAACGTGTTTTGTACTGTAAAAGGGACATAGGTTGTACCCAACTGTGCCGCTGGCGGGAAGGCCAGCGTCATGTCGCCTACTTTGACCGTAGCGGCCGTGTCCGAATATAGAAAAAAGGAAACGCCAGTAACCGCCGGTGCGTTTGTTGCGTTTACAAACCCGTTTAAAATAAATCGGTAATATCCAGAATTTGGGACTTTTGTAATGTAGAGCGGGTTGCTGGGCACGCCCGCAACACCTACAATGTTGCCGGGGGCCGCGACGCCTGCGCCGTTCGTAAGCAGAGAACCGAGAGGGACACCATAGAGGGCAAGCGCTGGTGCGGAGGACGCAACTGCGGACATTTTATATTACGCTATATTATTTATTGGACTAATTGCCGAATTAAATCGTCGAACGTGGTTGTTCTCTGTTTTTTTAGCCAATTTACAAACTGTGGGTTCGACATTTGCTTGTTTTGCACGCGGGAGACACAGTAGCGTCCGCAGCACTGAGAGTCGTTTTCCTGGAGTTTGGTGCGGTTCCAGGGACACGGACGCCCGGCGAGCAGGTTTTCAATCGTTTTTGGAGTCTCGCCTAAGATTTTCTTTACCATTTTAGGAACTGGGTCGAGGTCGTCGTCGAAACGTTTCCCGAAACTGTTAAAGTACTCTGCGCCTTCGCCTTTTCGCAACAGGCAGACCCAATGCCCAGAGTTACGTTTGTCCTCTAAAAGTATGGTCTGAAACGAGTTTTCAGCGGGTAAGAGCTCGCCAAAAGTGTATTTTTTAAGTTCGCTGTATTTGAGCTGCTTTCCGCCAATAAACCTTTTAATGTCACCGTCCGTTAGCGGCTTGTCCATTTATTAAAATAGATATATTTTATTCTGGGAAATTAAAAATGACGAGCTTGCCGCGGTCGCGGTAGTACTTATCGCGGGCGCGCGCGGCCTCTTCCTCGCTGTCGAATGTCCCGAGGTGGACCTTTTTCTCGGCGCGTGCGCGTGCCCGCCAGCGTGTGCCGTCTTTTGTAACGCCAATGTAGGGCGATGCGCACCCCACGCGCTTGGGTTGCTTGCGGAGATTCTCGCTAGGCGTCAAATACTGAAGATTTTCTACACGGTTGTCGTTACGAATGCGGTTGCGGTGGTCGACTTCGTGGCCTGTCGGGCACGGACCGAGAAAGGCTGCAGCGACGAGGCGGTGGACGAAGACATCTTTTTCTTTTTCGCCGCAGAGAACGACACGGTGGTAACCAAAATTAAGCCTTGGCTCGAGAATGCGGCCAAACTTGCCGCGCACATTCCCCATATTCGAGACTGTGTATCCCGGAAAACCCACGACATCTTTCCATTCCTCCATTTTTTAAAAGTTGTGTTACAATCAACGGATTTGCCTTTTTCTAAAAATAAATATCTCTCTAGAAAATATATAAAATGGACGCCTTCGCAGACCACGTTATCTCGGACGGAAGCCGCAAATTATACAACGCCAATCTTCGCCGCCTTAACAACGGCGAAGACTTCAAAAATCTCAATTTTTTAAAGAAAATCAGCGAAATCGAGGCCAAACTAGAGAAATACGCCCCAAACACGAGACGCACCTACCTCATTTCAATCGTATCTGCGCTCAAAGGCAAAAAGGGACTCGAAAAATCCAGGGAACATTATTACTCCCAGATGATGGAGGCCAACTCGGAGCTTAAAACTCAAAATGTAAAAACTGAAAAATTCAAAGAAAACGAAATGCCGCAAGCCGAAATCGAGGCTAAACAAGCCGAATTAGCCGCAAAACCCGTGTCGCTGGACCTCGTGCTGCTGAGCCTCTATACACTTCTTCCACCGCGCCGCGCTTTAGACTACGCCGAGCTCAAATGGGCCGCGGATGGACCGGACAATGCTAATTATTTCAACGGCAAACATTTTAAATTCAACAAATACAAGACCGCCGGCACCTACGGGTCCCAGACCGTGGAAGTGCCGCCCGCCCTGCAAAAGATTTTGAAAGCGTGGCGCAAAAAGAACAATACAGATTACATTTTGGTTGGTCCGAAGGGCCAAAAGATGTCGTCGACCGCAATTTCCAAGGGTTTAGCGCGCATTTTGGGCAAAAAACTCGGCGTTTCGGCCCTCCGGAGCATATATTTAACAAATAAGTACGGCGAAAAGCAAAAAGAGATGGCGGCCGACGCAAAGGCAATGGGCACCTCGACCGGAACAATCGAAAATAATTATTTGAAAGAATAGTTTTAAAAACGCAAGTGGTATATTTCCGGTGAAAAAGTACTTTTTAGAAAATAGACAACGGATTAGAAAACCCACAACTCTATAAAAATGTCCAAATCAATCATTCGCCGGGCTGTTGCCGAGGCGCGCAAGGGCGGTTATGGCGGGCTTGACGTGGATATCCGCATTTGTGATTGTGAAATTCAAGAAATAAAAGAGTGGCTCGTCGACAAGTTCGGCGCCTTTAACATTATCGACTGGCAGCGCGACGACCCACATGGTTTCGGAGTTGGCCGCAACATAAATGGCGCGTTTTGTGAGGGTCTTTCTTTCGATTTTGCTCGTCACTTTTAATTTTTTAATATTAGTTTATAAAATGAAACCCGCGCAATTCGTCAAGACCTTTGTCGCCCTAACCACTAAAAGCGGCCGCCCCCTAACCCGCCCCACCCCAATCGAAATTGTAAAGCGCGTGGAGAGCCAGCAGACCTCAACCCGCGGGGTTGAATAGCGCTTTTATGTCTTGAATCAACGCCTGGGGGATGCGGTGCTTGTCCGCCAGCGTGACCGTGCCGCCGTATTGATGGTTTGCGTTTCCGCAGCTCTTTTTGTGCCTTCTCCCCACCATTTGAGGGCACAAACCAACGCCGGGACACGTTTTAAGGGCCAGCGGCACGTTGCTCCAGAACGCCGTGCGCTTTCGGTAGGGCAGCCCGTAGCAACAGAAATCGGCGACGTAGTGCGGCAACCCGTACTCCAGGCTGTCCATGAGGTGCGGCAGCAACCCCGTTGCCGGGTTTTCGATAACCCACACTTTGGGTTTAAAATAATGAATTATTTCTAGGGTTTTGCGCACCAGGGCGCAGGCCAACTCCAGGTTTCGGACGCCCCGCGTCTTGGCTTTCGAGAATTCTTCGCAGGGTGGAGAGGCGTAAATGTAGTCGAAAGGGCCGCATTGGGTGTAATCCCACGTTAAAACGTCGACGCACAGGGTGGGTTTGGTCTTGGGGCGGTTGTCCACCGTGACCGCCGCGCCCCAGCTGTGGTTCTCTCCCGAAAACAATTCGAGTTCCATTTATTTAGATTGTGAAAAAATCAACGCTTCTTCACCTTCACGGGGTCTGCCGGAAACTGGAATTTCGGGTGCTCGAATTCTCCCTCCATCGCAAATTTGCCTCTTACAGGTGCCACGAGTCGCGCGCCAGCCCGCCCCCCAATTACCTTGTCCGGGGCCAGCGCGCCCACTACATCGGTCGAGTGTGCCGCCAGCGGGTTGAACGTTTTCGACGGGATGACCACGTCCCCTTTTCTCGTTTTTTGTAAAAGAGAAACGGGGTCCCGCGCCGACTTGACCACGGTCACGTTTTTCTGGGGTTTCTCGCCCTTGGACGCCGGGTTGACCACGATGGCGCTGCTCGCAATGCCTTTTTTCGCCAAAATGCGGCTCGCCACCGCGCCCTGGCTGTGCCCCAAAGCTTGCACGTCGCCGTACTTTTCTTTCGCCGCCTTGGCCACCTTCTCCGTGACCTTGTACCTGTCTGTTTTTTTGTAATTGCCCGTTAAATAGGATAAATTGTTGGCCCAGTCCGAAATGCCTTTTGTGCCGCGGGTAACCACCGTGGCTTTGCCCGCGGGGTCGACGTACACGCGCGCCTTACCCTTGGACAGCTCCTTGTCCAGCGTCATGTTTCCAATTTTCTCGGGCGCATTCTTGCGGTCTTTGTACGACGCCTCGGTTAGCCCTTTCACTTCAGAGGCCAGCAGCGCGCCACCCCTGGTCTCGTGCTCGGACTGCTTTACGCCGTTTTTGTACACGGCATACAGCGCTTTCCCGCGCACTTTGCGCACAAAATTACCGTCTCCTTTCATGGTGTAGCCCTTGCCGTTGTGGCTGTCAATGTCGATGTGGATGGCGCCCGCGCCGCCGCTTTTAATAACTGCGGGGGGCGGGTGGGGCAACCCGTCGCCCGTCATTTTGTAATTTTTGCCCTTGTGGCTCGCCAGGTCGACGTGGACCATGTCGCCGGCCCCCATTTTATAATTCTTCCCCGTGTGGCTCGCCAGGTCGACGTGGACCATGTCGCCCATCCCTTTCATGTGCTTTTTAGCCGCCGCCCGCGTCGGGTGCTCGTGCGCCTCGCCCGTTTCCGTGTTGGTCATGCGATAAGCAGCCTTGCCGCGCACTTTTCGAATCACAAACATTTTATATAACTCGAATAAAATAAAAATGTATACAATATAAAAAATGGATTTGCAGGCATACGATGCGGCCCCCACCCACATCTACTATGACGTGCAGAGCAGCAACATCCAGAGCACGACCACCACGCCTCGGCCCTTTGCGTACGCCGAAACCCGGTCGCAACCGATTTTGGGCAATCCTAGCATGTACTCCATGGCCATCGTGCGCGCAACGCTGGACACCGGGACGCTGCCTGTCTTCATCCCCACAATCCAGTACGGCACGGACCCCAATCTCACGATTTACAGCGTGACCCTGGACTGGACGGACCCGCTATCGGCGATTGCCTACACGTCCGGACAGGTTTTTGTCGTCTACCAGCCCGAAACTCTGGGGCTAGAGACGCCCCCGGGTCCATCCCTCAACTCCAACGGCCTACAGCTCAACGCGAGCGGCTACTATAACGTGTACTCGTTTAGCTACTGGGCGGGACTCGTCTACATTGCGCTCCAGACGGCGCACGCTCAGCTTGTGACGGCCTCGGGGGGGTTGTACACCGGCACGCACGCCCCCGTAATTTATTATGACACCACGAGCCAGTGCGTTTCGGTCTACGCCGAGCTTGAATATTTTAATATCCAGGGGGCCAACCCAGTCGACCTCTACTTTAACGCGCCCCTCTACGAACTCTACGGCTCGCTCCCCGTGCGCGTCTATAACTACGAGACTGCAATTGCCGGCCGCAACATGCGCATTTTGTTTGCGCCATTCGCCGATGTAAATACGCTGACCATCACCCCATTCGACCCGGCGACGGGCTTGCCCGACCCCGCTTTAACCTGGGTTGCCATAATTGCCTTCCAAGAGTGGTCGACTTTGGCCGCGCTGTGCCCCGTGACCGCCATTGTTTTCACGAGTTCTAGGCTGCCCATCGTGCCCAACGCCGTGTCGACACCCACTAATTTCAGCAACGCGGAGCTTGGGCAAGCTGGAGCCAGCGCGTCGAACCAGCTTATAATAACTGACTTTGCGAGTTCATCTGGACTCTACAAACCATCATTCGTGTACGCCCCGAGTGCCCAATACAGGTACATAAGTCTGGTTGGTTCGCAACCCATTTATGAGCTGGATTTGCAAGTATACTACAGAATAAAAAACGGGGAACTAATTCCCTTTGCCCTGAACTCGGGCGGCGTGCTCTCTATAAAAATTCTATTTGAAAAAAAGAGTCTCGCAGATATCTCGATGCCGCTATAAAAAATATCTAAATATATAAAAATGGACGCCCTTGAGCTTGAATGGAACGCGTTTAGTGCAGTTTACGACTTGGTGTTGTTCCAAAAATTTGTTTTTTGTTCTTTTTTTTTATTCGTACATCAACCTATTCACTTCGAATAAAGCGTCGAGGGCACACGCACATGGGAACCGCTTCACTAAAAAAAAATCCACCGCTTCCCACCCGCCAGCTTCCCGCACAAATTCACTCGAATCGTCGCTGCCCCCGCCCTTTTTTAACATACATTTCCTCGATGCCGGCCGCGTCGTGTAGTCGTAGAGGCACACCGAGGGCTCGCTTTTGCGCCGCAAACCGTAAATCACCACGTTTTGGTATTTTATCGCACATTTTGGCATTTAAATTGGACATTTAAAATAAAGTATCACTTTACTTTAAAAATGGCCGTCGTTGGAAGTTTTGGCCTTACCGGCGCCTTGAATTTAACGCCTGGAGTTCAGCTAGACGACGACAACGATTGGACCAACCTGAATTACTTTTCGAAGCCGGTGACCATCTCGGACCCCACAGACGACACGTGCGTCCTCAACGCGGAGTTTTTGAACAGGGGCGTGCAAGACCCGACCGCGGGCGGGCTCCCCTACAACTCGTGTGTCTCAAAGGCGGGGACCCAGACGCTCACAGGTCACAACACGTTTGGCGGCTCGCCCAACTGCCGCAATCCGGTCAACACCGTCGACGCCCTAAATAGCGGCACGTTGAACGCCCAGCTCGCCCAGTTTGCGGGCGTAGAACTCGACGTCGTCAACACGTTTACCGGCGTAAACACCTTCCCCGACGTGACGGCCAACTCCTACGAAGGACCCCAATGCAACGCCACGAATATGCTTGACACCTTTCTAACTGCACCCACCTTTTCCGCGGAGAATACGACCATCGACGCTAATTCCACGACCAGCGCCGTCTACTTTGCCGCACAAGGGGCTTACCCGAAACAAATGCTGCTCGGGTACGCCTCCAACCCCAACCCGGGCCAGGCCTACCAGCCCAACGGGCGCTTCGTCTACCTCGACCGCAGCAACACGTCCACGCCCTGGCCGATTCCAATCAACAAATCGACGGAGCGCCCCTACTACCAGACGTGGTACGTCACCGGCACGGCAACCGCCCAGGGCTCAATTGTTTTCCCGCAGCCGGAAAGTCTCGACCCCGTCGGCCAAATCGTCCAAATTTGGAACGGCCTCCTCGCCGGCAAAAGTCTGCTTATTTACGGCGACGGGCTCCGCTTTTATACGAAGAACCCGTCCACCAACGCGTGGGTCAACAACAGCATTATAACGCTCGTCTCCGGGTTTTGCACGACGCTAATCTACGGCGGCAACAATATTTGGTACTCGATGTTCGACGATTAAAATATTGGTTTATATAAAATGAGCGTTATTGCGTCCTTTTCTGCAACCACAAATTACCCCTCCGCCACCTACGACCCGGTGGACGGCTTGGCCCTGGACGCCATCAACCACTTTTCAGGCCAAAATTATTTCGAGGGCCCGTGTCAGCTGGAGGACTTCGACATCACCGCGGTCGACCCCACTTCGGCCGTGACAGTGGGGGCCCTCGGGGACGAGCTGGCAACCGCCGCCCTGCTTTTCAACGACAACCTTTACGCGGGCGCCATCACCTTTGACGAGGTCACCGTGGCGAACCCCGTCGACGACACCGACGCAGCCAATTTGCTTTATTTAAACGACCAAATCAAGGGCAAAGACGCTGCGACGCTGGGCGGCACGCAGACGTTTACGGGCGACAACAACTTTCAATATGGCCTGTACGGGACCCTGAGGGCGACCACAATTACGGCCCCTATCAGCCAATGCGACACGGCGACCCTCACAAACTTTCAGGGGTCGGGCACCTTCGCCCCGCTTTTGACGAGCAACGTGGCCGTCAACGGAGAGCTCCTCTACGGGTGGCCGATGGGCCTTGGGTACTGGCAGAAAACCGCGGGCGCAGCGCAAAACTACATTGGAAACACGAGCGGGGCGGCCGATTCGCAAATCAGCCTTAATTACACGTTTTTTTTCACCGGAAACGCGACCACCAACAGCTACTTGACTTTGCCCTCGTTGGCGCACGTGGGGCAGAAAATCAACATTATCGGGCTGGGCAACGGCCCCCTCGGCCTCAATTTCGGCCCTGGGGGCGCCGTTTTTATGACGGGCAACACCAACGTGGTGGCCCCGACGGTCTCCCCCTACACCCAGCTGGGCAACTGCAAGATGTGCTGCTTTTTAGGTATTCAAACGACGATTCTTGGCAACCTGCCGGTTTGGAGCCAATTTTCCGGAGATTAATTTCTATATTATAGTTTAAATGTCAGTCCAAGCCTCTTACGGTGCAAGCGGATTGTTAAACACGGCGCTACCCGGGAGCGCAGCTATGGGCGGCAACAATGTATGGACAGGCACCAACAATTTCGCGGCGGTGCCTGGGGGGTCCTTCTTCGTCGTGCCCGCCGTCGCCCTCACCGACGCAGTGACGCTGACCCAGACGCTAGATGTGCTGGATACAATCGTTAAAATCGACGCAGGTGCTATTATAACGGGCAAGAAAATCTTGAGCGGGGTAACCACCGTGCCCCACGCGGGGACCGACGCGAACATGGTCAATAAAGAGGACGTCGACAACGCCCTTTTGGCGATTGGGGCGGTGGAACTCAGCGCGGACAACGTCTGGACCGCTCAACAGAATTTTGGAACTTTAAATATGGATTCCCTGACCACAAACACGGTCACGGTTTCGGCGCTTACGGCAACTACTGTCACAGGCGAGGTAATCGCGAACAACACGTGCAATCTTGGCGCCCTGAGTTTAACCACTGGCAGCATCTCCCAGCTCGCACCGACAGGTGCGAGCAACTCGTTTCTTATCGACGAAGAATGGGCCGGCGACAGCCCCTCGGGCTATTTTTTTACCACTGCAGACAACCCCTACCAGATGACCAGTTCAATTTGTAATCCGTTTGTGCTCACAATGTCGGGGAACACTTCGGCGACCGTTCGCTTGCCGCTTGCGCCAACGTGTGGGCAACAACTATCGATACAATCTTTAAAAATTGGCACGGTCATTACTGTTGAGTTTCAAGGGCGATTATACTATCAAAAAAAAAATTCTAGCCCGGTTTTTTATGAAAATACGGCCACTTTTGGAACCAATGTACAACTTGAGATGATTTGCTGGGACAACACGCAAGGGGCTGTTGCTTGGCTATTATATTATGCGGAGTGATTATTCAAAATTAAAAGTGACGAGCTGGCCCTTGTCGCGGTAGTATTTGTCCCGGACGCGCGCTGCTTCTTCTTGCGTGTCGAATGTGCCGAGGTAGACGTGTTTCTCGGCGGTTACCTGTGCCGCCCAGCGTTTTCTGTTTTTTGTAACGCCGATGTAATTCGAGGCGCACCCGGCGCGCTTGGGTTGCTTGCGCATGTTCTCGCTAGGCGTCAAATACTGGAGATTTACCGCACGATTATCCGTGCGAACGCGGTTGCCGTGGTCCACTTCTTTTCCTGCTGGACATGGACCGAGAAAGGCTGCAGCGACGAGGCGGTGGACGAGGACAGTTTTTTTTTTCTCGCCGTAGAGGTGGATTTGGTGGTAACCATTTACAAGCTGTGGTTTGAAAATGCGGCCGTACTTGCCGCGGACTTGCCCCAGGTCGGAAACGGTGTAACCCGGAAACCCAACCACATCTTTCCAATTTTCCATTTTTTTTAAAGTTGTGTCATTCTCAACGGAAAAGAAAATAGAAAAATATATCACTTTATAAAAATGGCAAAATACCACGATTTCGTGAGGCGCTGGGCTGCTCGATTCAATATCACGTACATGTGCGCAGCCTCGGACGCGAATATGCGAGCCCTCTACCATGCCAATAAACACTTGTCCGGGGCGGCGCTCGACGCGGTCGTTGCTGCGGCTCCAGGCGGTCCTCCTCCGCCTCCCCCACCTCCTGGCCCACCTCGGCCTCCACGCGGCCCACCCCGCGGTCCTCGCGGCCCGCCACCCCGCGGCCCGCCACCCCCTCCACCTGCGCCGCCACGCGGTGCCCCTCGCATAAGAGCTTACGGCCCCAATGCGCCCCAAGGCGTCATCCGTGCGCCGCCTGCGCCGCCTGCCCCGCCTGCGCCACCTCCGCCTGCTCCGCCTGCTCCGCCTCGCGGCCCGCCTGCGCCTAATAGATACCGTAAGACTGCACGTATTGGAGGCCCCCAATTGTTTGAGGAGATTAAAGCGCGGCAGGAGAGTCAGGCGCGCCTTGAAGAGTCTTTAGAGTCTGCTCGTCCACCCCGCGCGCCTCGTGCGCCGACGCTAGCAGAAGCTCAGGCGCGAATAGCCGAAATTGAACGGGCTGACCCTGCCCGCGCTGCAGCCATTCGACGCCGTTCTGAATCTATTCGACACATACCCGATTTACTAGATTTGGCTCAAATCGGAGAGCTACGGCAGGCGCAAATCCAAGAGCAACAAATGCAGCTTGAGCGCGAAATTCGCGAGACGCACGGCCCACGTGCGCGCGCACCTGCAATCCGGCCAATTGAAGACATACGCCCCATGCCGAGCCGGGACGTATCTATTGCCCACGCCATGAATTTACCGCCCGGCTACGAAAGAGACAGACAGCTTATGCAACAAATGGACCCCGGACCCGCAAAACGCGCGGAATACAACCGTATTCAACAAGTATACGCCGAGCCAGCTCGCCCCGGCAAAATGGCGCGCACAGTTGCCTACGAAGCAGCCCGCGACGCTGCTCGCGAAGCCCGCGACGCTGCCCGCGACGCAGAGGCCCGCGAAGCAGAGCCAGCTCGCCCCCGCCGCGGCCGCTCCCCCGCCAACCGCTACGAGCAACCTTTTGCCCGCGAGCAACTCGGCCGCCGCCCCGACGTATTTCGACCGCCCGACCCTGAATCAAGGCGCGGGTCCCGGGGCGCCCTCCACAGTGGTGAGGCTCCCGGGTTCGTAGTACGCCCACCCCCCTTCGAGGGGCAACCCGGTCCTAATCTAGAACTACGTTTACCCCTAGGGGAACCCCGAGCTATAGAACCACTAAGTGCGGCCGAGTGGGCTCAACTCGGGCCAGAAGCGCGCGCAGCCAATCTTTACAGGGCGCCTTAAAGTTTAGGATATTTGGCCAACTCGGCCTTGGCCTCCTTCTCGCCCACCGATTGCTGCTGGTACAAAAGATTGTCGCCGACCTTGTAATTCTTCGTCTGGCACAGCGTCGCCCCCTGCTCGATGGCCGCCGATGGGGCACGTTTTGGCGTGGAGCCGCTTCACCGTCGCGCGCCCTTTCACGTCCCGGCTGTTGAACATGTAACCGCATCCGCACACCAAGCGGAAGTTGGTAATCGAGTCGTGATTCATTTTTTTTCGGAGTTGTGGAAAAACTGAGTAATTTCACAACGGATAGAAAATAGAATTCAACGGAATCGCTGTTTTTTTGACACAACTTTCAAAAAAACATGGAGTGCGCGCACTGCGAGCAGGTGGGCGCCACCTTTAAGTACGGCTTTGCCAACCTGCGCACGCTGGACCACCGTTACTGCGACCAAGCGTGTGGCCGCGCCCACCACCGCGGCTTGCTCCAGTTCTGTATTGACGACCGCATAAAAATGATACAAAAACGCGAATATTGCCACTCACACACCAGGAACCTCCAAACTTTGGTGGACTGTGGTCTTGGCTGGATGTCCAAGCAAGACGTTAAAGACTTTGCTAAAAAATTCCAAGACGACAAACTCCGCGCACTCTGCCCGCCGGGTGCACTAAAACTGTGGCTTGAACATAAACAAACGCTAACCACTTTCAAGACAATCCGACACCAGCTGGAGTTTACAAAACTTGAAATAAAAGTAGACAAGCTTCAAATCCTGACACTCCAAGCCATGGCTACCCGCAACCGGAAAATGTACCCGCTTTATAAAGCCAAGCTGCTCGAAGAGTGGACGGAACTCCTGGACCTCTGCGAAAACGACAAGCACGTGACCCAAGAAGCCGGTGCCATGAAAGTTTTCTACACGATTTTTGAATTTGAAACTGCTTTTTTTTAAAACTAATGGATGACAAATGACAAATGACAACCCCTTTTTAACTCGGGGAGGGGGGAGGGGGGGGGGGTTCCCGAAATTATTATTATTATATTATTTATTTTTTTTCGGAAAAAGGTTTTATAGTCTGGCAGAATAGTTGTCATTCCTGTCATTCTGTCATTTTATAAATAAATATACTATAAATAACAGACAAAGGGTAGCATTCCCTGCTTCGTCCTACGATGACAAAATTTTTTTTAGATTTTTAAAGTGTCACTAGTTGTCATCGGAGACCCGGTTCTCCTCGAGGCTCTGGCGCAGAGAGGCCCAGTTGATGATTGTGCCGCGGGAGTGCGCCGTGCGGTGCGCGCGAATGCCCTTAAAGTCTTTTGAAATTTGCTTGAAATCGTAGTTGAAGATGGCCTGCGGGTAGTCGTAGGTGTTCTTGCTGCTGGTTTTCCAGTCGGAAAAGGTCATCCACAGCTCCGTCTTCGAGTAGGTGCTTTCGAGCGGCCCGGGTTCTTGCACGAGGCTGTCGAGCCAGCACAAAATGAGGGGGCGCGTGAGGAGCGTCTGCTCTATGAAGTATTCGCTGCGGGGCGGCAAGCGCGAGCCGAAGCCGTCGAGGTTCTCGCGGGTCGTGAGACGGTCGTAGAGGTGGCGCAAGTAGGCTTTGTCCTCGAGGGCGGCGTGGAGCGGGGCGAAGTAGGCGTCGATGTCGGCAATCTGCTTGGGCGTCTTGCCGTTTTTATTGAAGCGGTCGCCGGCTTTCGTGCACTTGATGAGGCACTTGCGGCGGTCGTTGACGTCCACTTTAATCGCCTTGGCGTCGTTGGTGAAGGCGATAAATTTCAGAAAGCAGGACATTTCGTACTGCTTCACCCCCTTGGTGTTGATGACCATGCTGTTGTCCGTGATGAGCGCCTTGAGCTGCCCCTCGGAGTGCAGCATGTCGGCGGCCGAGACTTCGCTGAGGATGACCAGGTAGGCGCTCGCCATCGGGCTGTTGAACTCCCCAAACACGTCGCGCATGGGCTTTGTGGTGGAGCAAATTTTGCTGCGCCCCATCATGCGGACAAAGAATTCCAGCATGGTTTCTTTTCCGGCACCTGGTTTCGAGACGAAAACCGGCATGGTGGAGTGCTGCCAGGGAAAGGCGAGGGCGTGGCCGAACCAGTCCAGCGTGTATTCGGTGAGCTCTTCCGTCTCGCAGAGGACGTGGACGTGCTGCTCGAAGAGGTCGGGTTCGTGGCAAAAGGGGGCGACGGGCCACTCCACGACGGGAAACGGCCGCCAGAGGTTAAAGACGTTGGGAGGGCACGTGTTGGGCTCTGGAAAGCACCCGACGGACTTGTAGCGGCGAATTCCGTCGTTGTCCTTGCTCCATTTGTTGAAAAAGTTGACGGGTTCGCCCCGCTCGTTCACGCCGCAGGTGGCGAACGTGTTGCCCGACCGCAAAATCGCGTAAGAAACGAATTTGACACCGGCTTCCGTCTCTAAAATGTAGAAACCTTCGTCTTGGATGAGCGCGTGGTCCTTTTCGAATTCGGCGGCCATTTCTTTAAAAAGGGCGTCGTTGCGCTCCTGCAACGAGTTCTTGCGCTTGCTCTTCTCGGCCACCACGAGTTCCCGCTCGGCGGCCATGCGGTCCTTGTAGACGGGGACGCGGGGGATGGTAATCGCCTCGTCGAAGGGCTTGACGCTCCAGTTGACGCGCAGGTCGCAGGCGGTGTAAACGGCGCGCTCCAGAAACTGCTCGATGCCCGGGAAGAAATGTTTTTTGAGAATCATAAACCCATCCTGGCAGGGGACCACGTCGCCGAGGGGGATGTTGAGGGAGGCGATGGCGGCTTCCTGGCACAGGCGCTCATGGGTCTGCGCCCACAGCGCCATGGTGGTGCGCTTCTTCTCGGGAAGCGTGTACTCCTTTTTGTTGTCCCGCATGACGTCTTTGATTATCTGCGGGTTGTTTGCGTACACCAGCTCCATGATGGCCTCCATGTTCCTTTCGAACTCGACGATTTCGCGCAGCGGGGGGAGGTCCGGCAGCGCAAAGTCTTTCAGCCAATTCTTGTACGTGCCGCCAAAGGTGAGGCGGAGCATAAGCTGCTTGGCCGTGTCCTTGCACACTTTGTAGTGCGCGGCGACGAGGGCGCGGAGGGTTTTGGGGTCCTGGACGTAGGCGCGCAGGGCGGGCACTGGAAGTTGGCCGCAGTGCGCAGCGAGAATCGAGGGCTGGCAGTTGACCATGTCCAGGTCGATGTAGTTGTCGAGGGCGAGGGCGTGGCGCGTTTGGCGGTGAAATACGGACAGGGAAAGGGACTTTTTGGGGGTAATGCGCCCCCATTTGTATTTTGCGAGTGTCCAGTGCGTCTGGATGCCTTTTGTGTGCTTGTCGTAGAGGGCGTTGTAAGCGGCCAATTGCGCCAGCTCGTTGGTGTGGTCGCGCGCTATTACGTCGTAGCGGGGGTTTCCGACGAAAGAAATGCCCATTTTGTGGTGCTTAAAGCCTTCGAGCAGCTCGGGGTCGACGTATTCGTTGGTGCGCACTTTGGAAAAGATGGATTGCTGCTGCCGCGGGTGCTCAATGTGCCAATTCAGCGGGACAACCTGGTCGAGAATGCCATCCAGGATTTCTTGGAACATGGTCCGCGTCATTTTTATTGTTTACTTAGATTTTCCTTTTATACTTTTATTTTTGGGAAAATAGAATTCAACGGATTTATAGAAAATAGAATTCAACGGATGGATATCATTTTTTTTCGAAGTTGTGAATTTTTTGCACACCGTGAGGACCGAAGAAAATCACAACTCCGCAACTTTAAAAAAAATGAACGCCCTCCTCGCCGCCGAACTCGCCGCCTCACCCAAAGAGTTTGTCACGGTGGGACATCCCGTACAGCGCATTGTGGTCAGCGTGGATTCGAGTGGCAGCAAGACCTTCATGGACGTCTACGGCGAGATTGATTTGTACAAAAAAGGCGGTTACCGTGAAAAATTGTTTCAAAATGGCCACGAAATCTACTGTTTCTACTCGCCGACCCCAGTGGACATGGACGAGCGCGCCGCTGTGTGGCGCGCTCTCAAGATTGACCGCTTGTTTGGTCACGCGAATAAACGCCGTTGTGTCGAAGAGATTCGAGCCCTCGACCCCGTGGACATTTACGGCTTCGACGAGTGCCTTGTGTGCTACGAGAAAACGCAGACCAAGACAGTTTGTCGCCACCCTGTGTGCGTCCCTTGTATGTCGCGCCTGCAAGAGTGTCCCGTGAAGTGCGGACCGATTGATTGTCACTGCTGCCAGGAAAACTAGGCTTACAAATTTTTTGCTTGAAAATAATTTTTTGCTGTAGAAAATAGAATAAATAAAATTAAAACGTGCGGGTTGCCCAACAACTAGCTAGTCGGCCGCCCCGCCACAGAAAAATCATAAGCAAACTCCCCAAAACTAGGGCCAAAAAATTGGAAAATCCACTTTTTTACGATTTGATTTTCCAGGAAATTTCTGTGCGGTGAAAAAAAACGATAGATATTTTTTTGCGAATCACAACTTCATTCCAACTTTAAAAAATGAATAGCAGCTTCCATTCCAAGGACATTAAAGCGTTACTCGGCCGCGTCGTCGACGACCGCATGAGGCGCCGGGGAGAAACTTTTTTTTATTACCACCAGGAGGCGGAAGAAATGCAGTGGGGCACGAACGCAGACTTGACTTCCACGATGAAAGAGTGGCGGAAACAGCGCAAGCAAAACGTAACCCACCTCCAGGCGTGTAACAACCGCACTGTCCAGATTCGAGGCAGGGACTGGTACATTCTGACGCTCCAGCGGGTCGACGGCGAAGACCCAATTTGCCGCACCGGGTTCGGGTTCGACAGTGGGTACATGATTTCGGGTTACACTTACATTTTCAAGCACGAGCAGAACCGCGACGCGACTTACAAATACGTTATGGGCATCAAAGATTAATTTTATTTTTTTTGCGCACCACATTGGGCCAAGGCAAATGTGGGCTATCTTGATTATTTTTTTTTTAGAATCTAAATCCATTGCACAAAAAAAAGATAGGGATGTTGGTCATAGGACCGACATAGCCTAGGAGTTGGGTCAATTGTAGGGGCCGAAAGCCGACCTGCATGACCCAACTTTAAACTAGCCTGGTTGGCATGGGCAGAGCCCAAATACGGTTCAATTCCGTTAAAGTTTTGTCGCGCAGCACCTGAAACTTTAAAGATTAAAGTCAGCAAGAGGGTAGAAGGCGCGGCACTGGCGGTTAAAAAGGGTCTTGCGTCTCTGGCATTTTGAGCTGTCCTTTCTGCTCTGTAAAACCGCCCTTTGTTTATTTTTAGCGCGATAAGCCCGCATGTAGGTTCGCCACTCGGCTGCCTCGGGTGTATGGTCAATTATTTCGTGTTTGTAACGCGCTTCAAATGTCCTACCGCGCTCCGTGTGCTGGCCGTCTTTAAAATTAACGCAGGGCGTAATAGCTTGTAGGGCGTACTCAAGTTGGTAGAGGGCGAAGCGGTCCTCCACCACTAATTCTTGAATTAATTCAATAATGGCGTCCCCAAATTCGATGATTTGGTGCGAGCTGCACTTTTCTACTTTCGTTTTAAAAGTATAATTGTGGCGGGTAAGGCGGGTGGCCAGGGTCGTGGTGGTGGACCCGATGTACACGAGAGGCGTCGAGGGCGACGTGATTTTGTAGAGGCGACCAATCATTTTTCTGTTAAAGTTAGATTTTTTTTAAATGAGTTTTACTCAATTGTTCGAGCCTTGGCGGCGTTTGTAGCCCGGCGCCGCACATTGGCCACGGCTTTGGTCTGGATGACGATGTCCTCGCGGCACTTTTCAAGTATTTCAGGCCAATTCGTGTACGGCGCCGGAAATTCGTTGTCGAACTCGTTTAAATTAAGCAGGGCCAACCAAAAAATGCGGTCCTGGATGAGGATGGCCCACTTGTTGTTGAACTGCTCGTATTTCTTGATAAAAACGTGCTGCGGCTCCGGGAGGCCCTGCGCCCACACGGCGACAATAAAGGGTTCCTCGTAGCTCATTTTAAAAGTTGTATTTTTAAAACTCGATTTCCGTTTTTTCTATTTTCTATCCGTTAAGAATTGCACACAACTTTTAAAAAAAATGGAAAATTGGCTGCCCGTAGTCGGGTTCGAGGGCTACGAAATTTCCGACCTGGGCAACGTTCGCGGCAAGTTTGGTCGCATTCTCAAGCCAGGCGCTAATACTGACGGTTACCACTTCGTCGGCCTCTACGGCGACACAAAAAAACAGGTCCTCGTCCACCGCCTCGTCGCCGCGGCGTTTCTCGGACCTTGCCCAGCAGGCCACGAAGTCGACCACCACAACGACATCCGCACGGATAACCGCTTGGCCAACCTAAAATATTTGACCCACAGCGAGAATATCCGCAAGCAACCCAAGCGCGCTGGGTGCGCCTCGGACTATATCGGCGTTTATAAAACCGGAAACCGCTGGCAGTCACACGCAAGCAGGGTCTACCTCGGCTATTTCGACACGCAAGAAGAGGCCGCCCGCGCTCGCGACAAGTTCTATCGTGACAACGGCCAGCTCGTCACTTTCAATTTCGAGCTTTAAGCGCCAGGGCTTCTTCCTTTTTTCGTGCATTTTTTCGAATGCCAACTTTGAGCTTTTTATTCATAATTACGTCGCCTTTGGGCTCTAAATACGCTTTTAAAGCCGCTAAAGTGGTGTCCGGACGCCTAAATAACTTAACGCATCCATCCAACCGCTGTTCCGGGTGTGTCAAGGTCCCTCCACAAAAGTGCCCGCGTGACATTCGGCGAGCGTCGGCATAGTACTTGCCGTACTTTTGCTTGCCCCACTCATAGGATGTGACTTGAAAATATTTTACTTCGCACGATGCCTGATACGATTTATATTTTTGGATTTCGAAAAACACCATTGCTTGTTAAAGTCGAGGAAGCCCTAAATATTTTATGTTCCTAGACTAAACATGTCGGGCTCATATTTTGCTCTCAACAGCAAATATAACCAACTTCTCAATCTAGTCCTGACACAGGGCGGCGGCGGCACCCAAGATTTGCAGCAGGTCCTCGAAGTCGACAATGAGGCCACCCTCCCGATACGGATTGTTACCGACGCGACCCACTACACAGAACTCCTCCACGACCCTGCCACCCTCGTCGGTTTGCGTGTCGTCGACGATTTTTTCGGCCAGAAAACGGCGACTCTGGCCTCGAATTCGCTGACCATCACCGACATTCAGGCTCCGACGACCTACAACGCCGAGTTGGGCACACGTCTCGACTTGAACGTCGTGAACGGGGCTGCAGAAGTCCAGCGATGCTTCTACGAAAATAATAATATAAATTTTTTGAGCAACGTCGGGGGCGGCGATGTGGCGACCATGTACACCGCCACGGGTCTCACGACAAACCAAGACTACACCCTTACCGCACCCCTCCTGACCATCCCGGGGCAGGCGTCGTTCGACACACCGCCGCACAGTGTGGAAGCAGTCAACGGCAACGATTTAGCGACAAAAGGCTACGTGGATAGCCTCGTGGGTCAATATTCAGGGGGCTATAATCTGTTTTTCAACTACAGCGTCGACGACGGCATCTACAAGTCGCTCGGCGGGTCCGTGGTGCCCGCAGCTCAGCAATCCGTCTTGGTTACCACCGACGGGACGGAGCAAGTGGTTGCTTCTTTCGTGAGTGGTGAGCTCGGCGTGACGGCTCTTCCCGCAGGCATTTGGAACGCGCTCATTTACGGGCAAGTCAACAATGCGGGCGGCATTCTGACGTATTTTTTCGACCTCTTGAAGCTCACAGGTTCGACGGAAACGCTCATTATTCGAAGTGCCAACTCGAGCGACGTAAATTCTCCTGCACCGGCAGCCTACACCGCAAACGCCGCCCTCACAGCAGAATACCCGCTGGCACTCACCGACAAAATCGTAATTCGAATCTACGTCCACCACGACGGAGCTGGTAAGGATGTGACTACTTATTTTCAAGATGTGTACTACTCGTTTTCGCAATCGACCTTGAATGCGGGCACAACGTTGCTCGGTTCAAACAACACCTGGACAGGCCTGAACACCTTTGTGCTTCCTGCGACCACGCCGACCAACCCGACACCGGCAGCCGACTCCATCGTCAACTACGCGGACATTGAAACTTTAATTTCTGAATCCACGCAACCCATCGTGAGCACGCTGGATTACTATTTAACGACGGCGCTGAATCCGGGGTTTCAATATCCGCCCGCTCAACCCAGTGCGGCTATCGTCAACACCTACCAGTACTACGGCTGGGCGTTTGTAAACGCGGTGGCGCTGCGGAAAATCGACTGGTATTTCCCGCCGAGCCGCTTGATGTTGGTCAGCGACATTCTCGGACTCTATATGAATTTTTTTAACGTCACGACGACGGACCCCCAAGCCCTTCCTTTTATAAGCGTGTACACCAAGCCGACGGGGTCGGGCGACGCGATTCCCGGGTTTGCGCACTCCGTAATGGCGTATTCGACGTACCAGGGCGTCCCGTCTCCCACCTTTCTCCCGGCGGCCAACCGTCCTTACTGCGCCTTTATGAACAAAAGTGGGTCGCAACCGACGCCCTTCGCTTACCAGAACGAAGTCGTGAACATGCAAATAAGTCCCGTGCCGAACAACCCGAGAGGCGACTATTTGCCGACGGAGGAAGTGGCCTACATTGCGGTAGGGACGAACAGCACGTCGCCTGTGAATCAGGTCAATTTCGTGATGGCCAAAGTCGGCGTGTGTCT